CACCCCATGAAGGTCTACCCGGCTCCGGGTCTCAAGGTACGAGACCCGGTCACGATGAGCTTGCTCGACGAAAACGAAGGTCTCGAAGTCGCCGAATTCGATCTGCACTGGAATCGCATGCTGCGCGACGGCGACGTGGTTCTGACGGCTCCAGTTAAGGCGAAGGTCGGAGGTAACAAAGAATGACTATCGGCTTTAAACAAATCCCGTCGAATATCCGCGTTCCCCTCTTCTACGCGGAAGTCGACGCGTCGCAGGCTAACACTGCGACGGCCAATCAGCGTGCGCTGATCATCGGCCAGATTACGTCGGCAGGCACAGCTACGCCCAACGTCCCTGTCATCTCGCAAGGCGTATCAGATGCGAAGACGGCTGGCGGCCAAGGTTCGATGCTCGCGCAGATGACGTACACGTATCGCCAGAACGATAACTTCGGCGAACTGTGGTATCTGCCGTTGCAGGATGATGCGGCTGCTGTCGCCGCGACCGGCACGATCGCATTCACTGGCGCTCCTACGGCTGCCGGCACGCTCTCGCTGTACATCGGCGGGATGCTGGTGACAACCGTCATCACGGCGAGCCAGACGACGGCGCAGGTTGCAACGGCTGTTGCTGCGGCAATCAACGCTATCAGCGATCTGGCAGTAACGGCGACCGCGTCTACGTCGTCAGTGACGATCACGGCAAAGAACAAGGGTCTCGCCGGCAACGACATCGACATCCGCGTGAACTACCTCGGCACCGCAGGCGGTCAGGCTACGCCGGCTGGCCTCGCGTTCACCATCACGGCGATGGCGAGCGGTGCGACCAATCCGAGTCTGACGACCGGGCTGGCGAACCTTCAGTCGATGCCGTTCGACTTCATCGTGTGCCCGTACACCGACACGACGTCGCTCAACGCGTTGCAGTCGTTCCTGAACGATACGACGGGCCGTTGGTCGTGGAGCGTACAGGTCTACGGTCACTGCTTCTTCGCATACCGCGGTACTTCGTCGGCGATTACGACATTCGGCCTGACTCGGAACAATCAGCACGAGTCGTGCATGGGGTTCTTCGACTCGCCGACGCCGGTCTGGAAGTGGGCTGCTGCATTCGCTGCAGCATCGGCTGTGAGCCTGCGTGCCGACCCTGGCGTGCCGTTGCAGACGCTCGCGCTCGCCGATGTGTTGGCGCCGCCGCTTGCATCGCAGTTCAGCCTGTCGCAGCGGAACACGAACCTGTTCGACGGTATTTCGACGTTCACTTGTGGCACGGACGGCACGGTTCGCATCGAAAACGCGATCACGACGTATCAAACGAACGCGTTCGGCCAGCCGGACAACTCGTATCTCGAAGTTGAAACGATGTTCCTGCTGACGTTTGTGCTGCGCAACCTGGCATCGATCGTTACGACGAAGTATGCGCGCGTGAAGCTGGCCGCAGACGGTACGCGGTTCGCGCCGGGTTCAAACATCGTGACGCCGAGCATGATCCGCGCCGATCTGATCGCTGCATATCAGACGCTTGAGTACAACGGGTATGTGCAGAAGTCTCAGGCGTTCGCGCAGGCGCTCATCGTGCAGCAGAACGCACAGAACCCGAACCGCGTTGATGTCCTGTGGCCGGGAACTCTGATCAACCAGTTGCGCATTTTTGCCCTTCTGGCTCAGTTCCGCCTGCAGTAACCAATCCCCGTCGAACATAAGCCGCCTCCGGGCGGCTTTTTCATTTGGAGGCCAAATTGGCTGACAACACAAATCGTTTGGCCGGGATTGCGTTCATCTCGGTCGATGGCCAGAGCTACATGCTCCAGGCCGACCTTACGTACCGTGTTTCGAACATCAGCCGCGAAACGCTGATCGGTCAGGACACGGTGCACGGCTACGCCGAAAAGCCCGAAGCCGGCATGATCTCTGCGACGCTGCGTGATGCAAAAAACCTTAGCGTTGCGTCGTTCAACTCGATGACAAACGTTACGGTCGTCTGCCAATTGGCGTCAGGAAAAACGGTGATAGGACGCAATATGTGGACCGTTGACGTGCAAGAAGTTAAAACCGCAGAGGCGACTTTCGATGTAAAATTCGAGGGTCCATCCGTTACGGAAGCCTAACTAATGACCACGCTGACGTGCCGCATTTGCAAATCAGAAAAGCCAAACACAGGCTTTTCTCCGTCGAAGACTGCTAAGAGCGGCTATCGCAGCGAATGCAAAGCATGCGGCACCGCTCGTGCGAAAGCGTGGAATCTCGCCAATGCAGAGAGGGTCCGCGAGGCAGGACGGCGGCGGTACGCTGAGGACCCGACAAAAAAGCGCGAAGCCGCAAAGAAGTGGTGCGACGCCAATTTGGAGCAAGCAAAGGAAAGTCGCGCCAAATGGGCATCTGAGAATACTGGCAAGGTTCGCGAGCAAGTCAAAAGGTGGGCCGAGGCGAATCCTGAGCGGTATCGGGAAATTTGCCGAAATGCTGAAAAGCGATGGATTGCCGCAAACCCGGAAAAGATCTCCGAAAAGAGAAAGCGTCACTACCTCGCAAACCGCGAAAAGAAAATCGAACAGGCTCGGCTACATAGGGCGCTGAACCCAGAAAATCTTCGCGAAAGCCTCAAGAGGTATGCCGCAAACAACCCTCACAAGCTGCGCGCCAATGAAAGGCGCCGGCAAGCAGCAAAGATGGAGCGGACGCCGCCCTGGTTCGGCGAGTTCGATCAGTTCGTGATGGAGTCCGCTTACTCTTTGTGCAAACTGCGTGAGGCTGTAACCGGGATCGAATGGCACGTCGACCACATGATCCCGCTGCGCGCGAAGACTGCGAGCGGTCTTCATATCGGCATCAACACTCAGGTGATTCCAGAAATCCTGAATCAGCGAAAGAGCAATAAGTTGCTCTACACGAACCCAGGCGAATGGGTGAAGGACATTTAGCATGCAACCCGAAGAAAAAATCCTGAATCTCCGCAAGCCCGTCACGATCGGCTCGGGTGAGGGCGCGGTGACGTATGACAAGCTAAACCTCCGCGAGCCGACCGCCGGCGAGCTTGATAAGGCCATGTCCGCATCGACCAACATCGGTATCGGCATCATGCTGATTCACCTGGTGGCCGGCGTCCCGAAACTTGCTGTTGAGAAACTTTGCCAACGTGACTTCACGGAGGCGAACGAGTATCTCGGGGGTTTTACCGACGATGGCCAGACGGTTGCGGAAACGTAGTCGCCTCGGTCACCTACCTCTACCGCTGGGGGCCGCACGAGGCATGGACGTTGCCTCTATCGCGGCTCGCCTGGTGGTTGGAGCAGGCTGAACAAATCAAGAAACAGATGGAGTCGTAATGGCAGCCGCTACGCCTTTTGTCGTCACGATTACCGCTGTCGATAAAGCCACGGCCTCTGTTCGCAAGATCAAGGCGTCTATCGCCGGCATCACGAAACCAGCGCGTGATCTGAAGGCCTCGTTCTCGAGCTTCAGCAAAGAGGCCGGTCTTGATCGCGTCGGTAAGTCGATGAAATCGCTTGGCACGGCGGCGGCGGATACGGCGCGCTCTGTAGCCTCGCTCATTACCCCGCTGACAGCGATTGCGGGTCTCGGTTCGATAGCCGGCATTGCCCTCCTCGCCAATGAGTGGGGCAAGATGGGCGCTGAAGTTGAGCGCACGTCGGGCGTTTTGGGCGTCGGTACTGGTGATCTGCAGGCGTACCGTGCTGCGGCGAAACTCGCTGGCCTGTCGGCTGACGACATGACTGGTAGCCTCAAATCACTGGGCCGCACGATCGAGGATGCAACCTACGGGCGCAATCAGGATGCGCTCGTGATGATGCACAAGTTCGGCATCTCGCTTCACCGCACGAAGGATGGTGCTGTCGATGCGACGCGCGCACTGAAGGAAGTCGCGAATGCGATCGTCGCTCAGAAGGGTAACGTGCAGGCGCAGGGTCTTATTGCTGGCGCGTTCGGCGTTGAATCGCTGTTGCCTCTCCTTCAGAAGGGCGGCAAGGGGATCGACGAATTCGTGAAAAAGGCCCGATCGATGGGCCTCGTCTTTGACGAGAAGGAACTCGCCAAGGGGCGGCAGTTCGACGCCAACATGCTGCACCTCGAGGCAGCGGCAACGCGGCTCAAGTATTCGTTTGGCGAGGCGTTGGCCCCCGCCGTCGAGAAGGTTTTAAACGTCGTTGGTCGGCTCGTCGACAAGTACGGCGATGTCGTCGCGACGCGCGTCTCGGAGTATGTCGAAAAGTTCGCCAATTGGATTGATTCGGTCGATTGGGATGAGACAGCCAAGGGCATCGGAAGCTTCGTCGATCAACTCGGCGGCGTGAAAGGAATTGCCGTTGTCATTGCGGCGATCACGTTCGCTGGACCAATCGGGGGCGTCCTGAACCTTATTGCCAGCCTCGTCACCTTGACGACTCTTACCATCCCGGCCGCAGTTGGTGCCCTAGGAACGCTCGGCCTTGCTGGTATCGCTGCATGGGGTGCTCTGAAGGTCGCAAAAATGGCTGGGTTGCCAGATGTCGACAACAATCAGGGCATCGAGGATGTGAAGAACGGCGATTGGCTCGCCGCGTCCACACATCTGTCGGCTGGCGATTTTCTTCGGGCCCTTGCCGCACGCGCAGCAGGTACGTCGAATGTCGACATCGCAGCATCGCTTGGCACTGGAGGGAATCCTGCATCGTCCAGCGATAAGGGCGTGCCGCTCGGCATCCGCAGTAATAACCCGCTGAACATCCTTCACGACGGGAACGAGAGAACCTACGCGACGCCTGAGGATGGCATCGCTGCGGCTACGGCGAATCTTCGGCGCCGCTACGGCGGCCTGACTCTCGCTCAGATCTCGGATAAGTGGACGGGTGGCGCGCGCACTGGCAACACGCCCCAGCAGATGGCCAACTATACCGGCCTGCTATCAAAAGGTACGGGGCTATCGGCCGATCAGGTGCCGAATCTGAACGATCGAGACACGCTTGCAGGTTTAATCAAGGCGCAGATTCGGGCGGAAAACGGTGTTCAGCCTTACAGCGATTCACAGGTCGCAGCAGGCGTCGACAAGGGAATTCAAGTCGACGTGCATCTCCACAATGCGCCTGCTGGAACGAAAGCAACGGCGAGCGTCCGGTCGGGCAAAGGCACCGCAACGGCGCGAGTCGGAACCTCTAACGTAACTGGACCCCCTGTATGAGCTTTTCGGCAAACGTCGGTAACGCTGTAGGGGCTATTGGCGGCGTTGCGCAGGCGGCATCCGACATTGCGAGCCTGTTCAATGGCGCCAACTACTTTAACCAGCTGCGGCCGGCGAGCTATAACGGCGTGCCATTCGCTGTGCTGTCCGAGACTGGCACGTTTGGCCGGCGCAATGTCATCCACGAGTATCCGAACAAGGAAACGAGCCCGTGGATTGAGGATCTCGGGCTTGCGACGAACGTCTTCCGCATTCAGGGCTTTCTCGTTGAAAGCAGTCTGGTCTATGGTGGCGGCTCGGTTCTCGGCCAGCGTGACAGGCTGATCAAGCAGATTCAAGGCGGGACCGCTGGAAGTACAAAGGCTCCCGGACTGGGGACGTTGGTTCACCCGACGTATGGGTCGATCAAGGTCAACTGCCTGACGGTCGAATTCGGCACGGAGTGGGACCGCGGGCGCGTCGTCGAAGTGCGCTTCGTCTTCGCGCGTGGCGGCGACCGCCTCTATCCGAAGGCGCAACAGCCGACTGCGAACGCCGTCAAGGCTGCGGCAAATGGGCTATACACGCCAACCTTGTTGGGATGCATCAAGGCGCTAGCATCGGCAGTCGCGAGCGGCGCCGCGATGGTCAAAGCGGCGGTGTCGACGGTCATCGGCTGGTATCAGGCCGTCACTACGCTGATTCACGACGTCAAACGGTTCTGGAATTCGATCTCGACGCTGACAGGTAACTTCGGACGCCTGTTTGGTGGCGGCAACAGTGGCTATACAGGCGCGAATCTAAAGACGTCGTCGACCGCTACCGTTTCCAGCCTGATTTCGTCTGATACGGCCAACCGTGCAGCCATTGTTACGGCCGGATCTGCGCTAAGCGCTGCAGCCCAGAATATCGCCATCGACCCGACGACGTTCGCCAATGCAGCGCGGGGCGTCGTAACGGCGCTGGCGGCGTCTGCAGCATCCCCGGCTGATGCTATCCGGCTGCTTTCATCGCTGATGTCGTTTAGTCCGGCGCCGGTTGTGGGCACATCGCAAACCGCCATCGCTCAAGCGACGACGCAGAAGGCATGCGCCGACTTATTTAGGCGAGTGACCATAGCCCAGATTGCGATTTCGTCCACTGACTATCAGCCCTCGTCGGCCGATGATGCGTCAGCAATGCGAGACGGCATCACGGCGCTGATCGACAACGAGATCACGACGGCAGCCAACCAGGGTGAGGATGATGTCTACACCTCGCTCCGCACGCTTCGTCAGGCGGTAGTCGCTGATCTGGATACGCGCGGCTCCGGCCTTGCATCGATTGCGACGTTCAATTTCAACGCAACGCTGCCGGCGCTGACACTGGCGAACCGGCTGTATCGGGACTCGACGCGTTCCGATGAGCTTGTGTCGCAGGCAAACCCCATTCATCCGGCCTTCGTCGGCACGACGTTCAAAGCACTATCGAGCTAATTCTTGCACGTAGGGTCGGACATGAAGCAAGGCTTGGATTTTTTGAAAGGCGCGCAATTCAGGTAGTCGGTTGCCATGAATCCAGAATCGCGGTCATTGACGATGATCTGGGCTACTCGGACCCACCCATTCGGGGTGGCGATCCTTCCCACCTGGTATGTCTCAACGGAATCCGTTTTGTAGGTCTTCCCATATGCACGCCCGCAACCGGCATTGATCAATAGCTGTCGGTTGTAGTCGATATTGGTCCGAGCAATGTCGAATCCGAATGCCTGGTAGGCATAGGCGGCGGCTTCAGTCGTGGTGCATATCGCGGCATTCGACGTCTTTATTCGACACTCATCGGCTAACGCTAGCGTTGGCAGCATGAGTAGGATCGCAGATAGTTTTTTCATTCTTCCTCCAATGGGTACTTATGGTTGACGACGGCATTCTACTGTCGGTGGGCAACTACATGCTGTCCGGGTGGACGACCCTGCGCTGTACTCGCGGAATTGAACGATTCCCGAGCGACTTCGAAATCGGCATGACGGAGTTATTTCCCGGTCAGGCGCGCGATGTCGTCGTCCAGCCCGGTGACGAGTGCATTCTGACGATCGGGCTCGACCCGGTCGTGACGGGCTATGTCGATCGCGTCGTGCCGAGTATCAACGCGGGCATGCATGAAATTCGCGTGACTGGCCGCGGCAAGTGTCAAGATCTGCTCGACTGCGCAGCGGAGTGGCCGAGCGGGCAAATTAGTAACTGCACGGCTGCGGACATCGCGACGAAACTCGCGGTGCCGTACAACATCACCGTCAATTGCGATGTTGCGGGCCTGCCGATCATTCCGCAGCAGAACATCATGCTAGGCGAGACGGCCTACGAGATCATTGAACGGTCATCGCGCTTCAGTGCGCTGCTCGTCTATGAGGATCGCGACGGTTCTTTGCGTCTCACGCGCGCTACCACGACGGATGTGATGTCGAGTGGCGTGCAGGAAGGCGTCAACATGGAAAGCGCGTCAGTTGAATGGTCGATGGATCAACGCTATTCCGACATCACTTGCGTGATGATCGGGACAAACAACCTGCAAGACCTTAACGCAGTCAATCAGCCCGCATACACCATCATCGATCCGAACGTCCCGCGCTTTAGGAACAGAATCATTATTGCCGAAGCCGGTCAGCTTGGCTGGGATGTCGGCAAGCAGCGCGCCGATTGGGAAATTGCGCGGCGCGCGGGGAGATCAAGGGTCGTTCATCTGACCGTCGATAACTGGCGTGACGTGGATGGAAACCTCTGGGAGCCGAATAAGCTAATCGACGTCCTGATTCCATCACTAAAGGTTTCGGGCGATCAGACTGGCACGGTGCCCGTTCGGTATCTCATCGCTGAAGTGACGTACCACCTTGGCCTCGAAGGCACGCACGCGGAATTGATGCTGATGGTGCCAGAAGCATTCACGCCGCAGCCGGTGCTTATCCAGCCGCAATATGGCGAACTCATCGGAACAGTGCCGCAGCAATGAGCGATCAACAAGGAATTCTGGAACGCACCGCACGGCGCGTTCTGCTTTCGCTCGCCCGCGCGCTGGTGACGACGGTGAACGATGCCGGCGGCTTTCAGCGCGTACAGGTGAAGATCAATGCGCTTGAGACGGCCGACAACACGCCGCGCCCGGTTGAGTTCGGGCTGACGTCGAATCCGCCGGTCGGCTCCGATGCTTTCGTAGTGTTCCTCGGCGGCGATCGTTCGAACGGCGTCGTGCTCGGCACTGTGCATCAGCCGTCGAGGCCAAAGAACCTCGCGTCGGGAGAAACGATGATCTACAGCCAGGATGGAAAGCAGATTTATCTGACGGCGTCAGGCGGGATTGTGGTCGATGCCAAGAATCAGGCCGTCACGGTCAACGACGCCACGACGGTGACGATCAACGCAGCGTCGAAAGTGGTCATGAATACGCCACTACTTCAGGTATCTGGCGACATCATCGACAACGCCGGCAGCAATGCTCACACGATGGCGCAGATGCGCTCCATCTACAACACGCACACGCACCCGGTCGTCAACGTTCAGACGGGCGGCAGCACGATCAACACCAACGGGCCGAGCGCGACGGAATGACGGATACGACGACAGTTTGGGACACCGCTAATTCCCGCGGAGACTGGGTCATGTCCGGCGCATTGCTCGAGACGGGCAGTGATCTTCAAACGGCCCTGCTCATCTCTCTTTTCACCGATCGGATAGCCGCTCCAGACGACGTCATTCCCGACGGATCAAACGACCCGCGCGGCTGGTGGGGCGATGCCGGCGAGACCGTGAATATTGGCTCTCGTCTCTGGCTGCTGAATCGCGCGAAGCAGACGCAGGAAACGTTGCAGCGGGCCTACGACTACATCGTAGAGGCGCTGCAATGGATGATCGACGACGGGGTAGTAGCTAAGTTTGATGTGCTGGTCGAGTGGACCAAGGCAAGCGAACTAGGTGCACAGGTCGTCGCATACAAACAGGATGGCTCCACGGTGGCGAGTGCCTTTACGTGGGCGTGGCAAGGGGTTAGCTAATGCCGTTTTCTAGACCGTTGCTGACGGATTTGCAGACTCAGGTCGCGTCCGACATTGCCTCCAGCGTGCCGGGTTCAGATCCTCTGCTCCGCATCGCTAACCTGAAGATCACCGGCAAGGTGCAGGCTGGTCTTGCTCACCTTCACTACGGCTATATCGACTGGATCTCCAAGCAGGCCGTACCGTGGACAGCGACAGATGAATACCTCGCCGGATGGGGCGCACTGAAGGGTGCCTATCTGAAGGGTGCGGATCTTGCGACAGGCAACGTGACGTTTCCGGGATCTTCCGGAACCATCCTCGCTGGGACGCAGGTTGTTCGCGGCGATGGCGTGACGTATACGACCAACGCAGACGCAACCGTATCGGGCTCGTCGGTGACGGTCGCAGTGACCGCCACGACTCCCGGCGCTAACGGGAACTGTGATTCGGGAACCGCACTAACGCTCGGCAAGGCTGTTACCGGCATTCAGTCGGGCGGCACTGCTACGGGAGCGTTCACTGGCGGCGCCGACGTCGAGACTCAGGCTGCTTTCAGTAGCCGCGTCATGTCGGCGTTTCAGACATCGCCGCAGGGCGGCGCACAAGGCGACTACAAGACGTGGGCGCTCGCCGTCCCAGGCGTCACGCGCGCATGGGTGGCGCCGAACGGATTCGGGACCGGGACCGTAGTCGTGTATTTCATGATGGACGTGTCCGAAGCTGCCCACAACGGTTTCCCGCAAGGTACGAATGGCGTATCTGCGAACGATCAAGGCCCTGGCGGAGTTCCGCGCGGCACGGTGGCTACTGGCGATCAGCTAACGGTCGCGAACGCCATCATCGCGCTTCAGCCGGTCACGGCTCTCGTCTACGCCTGCGCGCCGATTCAGAACACGGTCAACTTCACGATTTCCGGGCTTTCGTCGTCCAGCACGACGACGCGCAACGCAATTTCGGCGGCGATTGCCGGCGTGTTCCTTGCCAATGGCGCACCGGGCGGGACGATCAACCTGTCTGATATTGAATCAGCCATCGGTGCGGTCTCCGGCACAGCCGGATTCGTGATCACGTCTCCATCCGGAAACATCACGAATGCGACCGGCAATCTGCCAGTCCTCGGCAGCATCAACTATCCGTGAGGTGAGCCATGCCAGCACCAAACCTCACTGGCGCGGACTTTCTCCGCGCGTTTCAGGCCTTGATGCCACAGGGCCGCGTGTGGCCTCGCGATCCTGACGCCGTACAGACACAGGTCTTTACCGGCCTAACGCAGATTTACGGACGCAACACCGCGCGAGCGAACTACCTGCTTGTCGATGCGTTCCCCGCAACGACATATGAGTTGCTTCCGGAATGGGAAGCGACGCTCGGCCTTCCTGATCCGTGCGCCGGAGAATCGCCAACGGTCCAGCAACGTCGAGCCCAAGTCGTCGCGCGGCTCTCGAATAGTGGCGGCCAGTCCGCTGCGTACTACATCGGCTTCGCGGCGCAGCTCGGCTACGGCATCACGATTACCAACTACGCGCCCTTCCGTTGCGGGCAAAGCACGTGCGGTCAGCAACTCGGGAATGCCGACTGGTTTTTTACCTGGTCGGCCAACGCGCCTCTTAACACCGTGACCAGATTCGCCGCAGGCCAATCAACGGCCGGCGAACCGCTCGCGTCCTGGAGCAATACCGTCCTTCAGTGTGAATTGAACGCCATCGCGCCGGCTCACACGGTCCTGCAATTCAGATTCTCGTAAAGGCTCTCCATGTATCAAATCGATAACTCGACTGCGGCAGTGTCGCAGCCGGCGGCTACTGCTGCCGGTTCGGCTGGCTTTTTCACGGACGGCAATCCGGCAACGAGCACGCCTGCGACGATCGTCCCGGCTGAATGGCTGAATGCCGTGATGATGGAGCTGTCCAATGTCGTCACTGGCGCAGGGCTTACGCTGAGCAAGCCGACCTACACCCAGGTACTGGCAGCGATCAGGCGGATTGGCCAGAACACCATCGTATTGGCCGACACTGGCGCAGTGAATGCCTATACGGCAACCAATGCAACACCGCTTGTCGCGGGTACGTGGATCGACGGTGTTGTTCAGGCAGTCAAGATCGCCCACGCGAACACCGGAGCATCGACGTACGCTCCGGATGGCCTGACCGCAATTCCGATCTACGGCCTTGGTCTGCAACCGCTGCAAGGTGGTGAACTGGCGCTGAACGGTACTGCCGTCTTGATGCGCCTGACCATCGCGGGCGTGAACAGCGGCAACCCGATTGCGGTCCTCATGGAATGCGCCGGCGGTGCACAGCAAATCGCCCCCGCCACTGCAAGCCAGCATGCGGTGCAGCTTGGGCAGATCGGCGGCGGCCAATATCTCGGCACGCAGATCTTTACATCGAGCGGCACCTATACGCCTGGCGTCTATACGGTAGGTGGACGCAGTGTCACTGCCAGCAAGGCGCGATTCCGTGGCGTGGCGGCCGGTGGTGCTGGCGGCGGCACTGCAGCCACTTCTGCCGGGCAAGCTGCATCTGGCGGTGGCGGTGCCGCAGGCAATCCGTTCGAATTCACTCTTTCACCGGCCGCCACTCAAACGATCACGATAGGTGCCGCCGGAACGGGTGTTGCCGGTAGTTCTGGCGGATCGGGCGGCAATCTTGTAATCGGTGCAATTGCAACCATCAAGGGTGGCGCTGGCGGCGCGGTTGGAGGCGTGCTCGGTTCGTTCCCTGGCAATTCGGGTCAAGGTGGTTTGCCCTCGGCATCGACGATTTCCGGAACCGGCGTGACCGTGATTTACAACGGTTATGGTCAGGGCGGAAACGTCGGCTCGTGCTTCTCGATCAGTTTCACCATCAACGGGCCGGGTGGTTCGTCTCCCTATGGTTCGAGCGGTGTGTTCGGGCAGCCTGGCGCGCTCGGATTTGGGAGTGGTGGCCTGGGTGCTGGTGTAGGTCAAAGCACGGCAGCAGCAGCCGGATCACCCGCAGCCCCTGGAATTCTTTTCATCGACGAGTACGCCTAATGAGTAATCGATACGCAATCGTAGAAAACGGTGTTGTGACCAATGTGATTCTGTGGGATGGAGAGGCCGAATGGAGTCCGGAATCCGGCACGGCTAATCCGCTTCCGGATGGCTCGCCTGTAGCGCCGGGATACACCTTCGACGGCGCCAAGTACACCGAACCCTCAGCTTAAGAACTGCACTCTGATGAAGAAAATTCTTTTTGCGGCACTTCTTGTGCCGTTGATGGCCCTCGCTCAAACTCCGCTATCCGTATCGCAAGGGGGAACTGGCGCGGCGACGTTGTCAGGCTATCTTTACGGCAATGGAACTAATGCTGTAACGGGGTCGGCGACGCTGCCTGCCACGTCGATCGACTATGGCGCTGGCGTCACAGCGCTATCGGGTGTCTCGCTACCCATTTCTCTGTTTGGCGAGTCCGCTGGTGCCTGGTATTTTTCTGGCGGCGGCATTTCCGTAACGGACAGTTCATCGCATGCTGGCGTTGGGCACGCGGCATACAGCTTTGCGAGTTACCCTCTCGGAACTGGCGCGATCGGCCCGACGAATGCAGACTTTGGATTTTCCGTTAGCCTGCTGAAGCAGAATTTGGGAACCGTCAATGCGCACGCTGGAGAGCTGGATGGCGCATACTTTGTGGTTCGCAATGATGGCTCCAACTCTGATACGACCGGCTTCCTGATCGACGTCGGGAATTATGGGTCTGGATTCAATGCGCTATTCGAAGGTAACAATACGGCCTTTTCGGGTGGATCGATCACGCAAGCGGTGAATAACCAGGCCGGCGTCGTGGATACGCGCACGGGGAGTCAGTTTGGTTATGTTGTGCAGAAGACCACTGGTAACGGCGGCGTCGCGTATCTCGCGGCGCAGGGGTCGGGGCAATGGCAACACCTGCTCCAATTCTCCGGCGGTGGCGCGGTTCGCTTCGATATGCCGATCGATTCGAACAATGTCGTCACGATGCGAATGGTAGACGCAAGCCTTCAATCGAAGACGATCCGCGTCAACAACAACGCACTGTCGGTGGTCAACAACGCCGGCAATGCTGAGATTTTTGCGTTAGCGGATAACGGCAATCTGACATTGGGCGGCGGCATCGTCGGGGCAACCGGAGTTGGCAATGCCAATTCCGGCAATGTCGGCGAATATCAATCTGCCACCAGCAATGGCGTTTCTCTGACGAGCAACACAGTCACGAATATGGCGTCTTTTCCATTGTCGGCAGGCGACTGGGATGTGCAGGGGTGCGCGCAATTCGTGCCAGCAGGATCAACTAACATCGCAGCAATTGCTGCCAGCATCAGCACTTCATCCGGTGGCCTTGGCGGTCTCGGCTCGCTATCGCAAATGAATGCGTCATTCTTGACGGGCCAAGGCGATTATCTGTGCACGCCTACGGTGCGGGAGAATTTCTCATCGGCAACCCAGGTGTACCTGACGGGATATTCCTCGTTTGGCACAAGCTCCATGACCGCGAACGGCTTTATTAGGGCTCGGCGCGCACGTTGAGCATCTAGAATGGCAGGTAGCCTTCCGCGATTATCCACAGCGTGAAGGCTGCCCACGCCGTCATGGCGATGGCGAGCAGGACTTTTTGTTTGGATGTGAGCGTCATGTGATTTTCCAGGGAGAGTCGGGATTCTAGCAGACGCCCATAGGGTATGATTCCGCCGATTATTGGAGATCGATATGGCGGATGTTCTGAACCCAAATAATGCAAAAAGCGCCAGCCAAGCCACGACCTATCTGACGGCTGCAGCGCTCCTGATCGGCGCATTCGTAACACTCACCACGTGGTACGGGGTATATCACTTCTATTCTCCGATTCCATGGTGGGACGAGTGGGACGGATACCTGACCTTCTACCGCAGCGTCGCCATTGACGGCGCTGGCCTGCATGTCTGGTTTTCTCAACACGTTGACCACCGGATATTCACGTCGCGAGTCCTGTTCTGGCTGGACCTTCGATATTTCCACGGTAATCACATTATCCTGTTCGTCGCCCAGCAGGCCATGCTGGTCGCGATTGTCGCCGCGCTCGCGCTGGCCGCGCGCCGCACGCAGAAGAATCCGTGGTGGGTGCTCGGGATATCCGCTGCCTTTGTCTTCTCATGGGTGCAGTACGAGACGTTCAAATGGGGCTTCGAAACACAGGTGGTCGCGGCGTTCTTCTTCACGGTAATGTCGATTAACGAGTATGTCAGGCCCGAGTCTGGACCGATCCGGCGCATTGTGGTCGCGTTCCTGCTGGCTGCACTGGCTGAGTTCTCAATGGGCAATGGCATCGCGGCACCGTGCTGCATCGTGGCGATTGCGATCATCACCCGGCGCCCGCTTAAGGAGATTGTGCTCGTTGGAATTGTGGCTGCCGCGCTGGTTTCGCTCTACCTCATCGGCTACGTGAGCCCCGGAACTTACCAGATTCCGCTGCCCGGATCGCTGACGCTGCATCGCCTCGCCTTCCTGCTCGCATTCATGGCGAACCCGCTGGCGCAGGTTGGCTCGTCGAACAAGGTATGCATTGTGATCGGCGCACTGGTGCTACTCGCTGGTACGGGAGTTTCATTGCGTGATTATTTCGCAAGGAACGTTACGCCGTACCGCGCGCTGCTAATTGGCATTTTCCTGTTCGTCGCGGTGTCAGGTCTGGCTGCGGCATTCGGGCGCGGCTTGGGCGGTGCAGGCGCGGCGCTCGCGAGCCGGTACACGATGGGGCCGCTGCTCGGGTGGACAGTCCTGCTCATGCTCCTGGCGGAATCATATGCTGTTCCGGCCATGTCCATTGCGGCTGTCGGTGCCGTCGTGCTGTCTGTCGCACAGCTTCAGACATTTTCCAGCAATGGGTATCTGTATGGGTGGAAGCTCGGGATTCTCAGCACGAAGATTGGCCTAGAGCACACTGAGTTTTCGAGTCAGGTCTATCCCGGAACACCGGAGTTTATGCACCAGCGATTTCTGAAAACAGCCGAGTTTGCGACAAGGTATCAACTCGGCGTGTATCAGAGGGCGTGGCTCAAGGATGCGGGTGTGGTGAAGTTCGACCCAGCGAAGGTTGGCGGGAAATGCCGCGGCAACGTTGATCGTGTCGTCACTGATCCTGTCGGATTGACCGCAGAAGGATGGTCAGTGACTAAACAGAAGCGCGACGTGCTGATCGTGCTCACAGACGCGCACGGCGAAACGATCGGCTATGGTGTAACGGGGCAGACGCGCAAGGACGTGCATAAGGATGTAGCTGGGGCCGGCGCTCACAATGGCTGGGTCGGATTCGCGAAACATGTCGATGGCCCGGTGGCAGCTTACGCTTACACGGGAGGGATGTTCTGCAGGCTGAGCGGTCAGCCCGCAGTCGCAGATCACTGATGTACGGTACGTCGGCTAATGTCCTATGACCGCCTTGACAAGCGGCGCAAGAACTGCGGCCTGACGTTGCGCCTTGACGCTAAGCATCCACTCATCCGGATAAAGACAGCCCGACAGGTGGCTTTGCCAGTTGGGAAGCGATTGGATGTAGTCATACTGCTTCACGAGCGGCACATTGTACGCGGTGGCTACGTTCTGCATCGTCGTAACGTAGTTCTCGAGATACGGATGGTTACCGTCGCAAACCGGGTTCGGCTCCTCGAAAACGGGGATTTTTCCAGCCTTTCGAACAGCCAACACCCAGGCAATCAGGCCATCGGTGTACGGCCCCAAGGACTGCACAAGATCATCGTTTATTGCATGGTTGGTCAAGACAATCTGTGCCTGCGACGACTTGATGCGATCCGCAAAGGGCGCGCCCCCACCGTCGACGCCATTCATCATGTTGACGAGACTGCTGGCGGTACCGCCTTCGGCGTGATTGGAGATGGTGATCTGATCTGCAAACTGAGCCTGCAAAAGCGTTTGCGTGGCAGCGGGCTCAGTTTGTTGTGTGATGGTGACCATTCCGTTGCTGTTGCTCGTAATGCCCATCATCGCATCGTCGCCGTAAACATCAATACGGACGGAAACGGGATCGGGCTTGACGACTGGCGTTGATGGAGTTGATGCGGTCGGCGCCGACTGAACAGCCGCCTGTGTAGGCGAATCTGATCCGCCGCCGCCACCGCAGGCCACAAGAGCGCAGGAAGTCAGTGCCGCGACAAATGCGGCGCGCAAAGTATTCATGATATTGCTCCGAGAGAGGAAGGAAACAGCCGTCAGTTCTGCAAATCGGCGCCTTCTTCTCGGGTCTTGCTGCGCGGTCGCCGTTAGTCCAGCGATGACTCCGACTCGCCATCGGTCACCTGCCGAACGTGCGCGCCGAACGTCTCCATGAACTGCAGAACGCGGTTGAACTCCTCGTCCGTCAGGGCCATGCGAGCCGCTCCCACAAAAGCCACGTGCGGGCCCATCTTCCGCGGCGTGTGACCTCCGGTGTATTTCCGGAACTGCTGATCGCCGCCCAGCCAGAATATTTCGGCCATCTCCTTGCCTGTCGCATTGCGACGGCGCTTGAGGTCCGCCAAGTCTTCTGTCGATGGTTCGCTGAATTGGATTGGCATGTCTTCTGGGTGCGCGGTCGAGGCGCGTGCGAAAGCTGATTTTCATTAGTTTCATCCTTTCGGGTTGTTTGGGCTGCGCTATTGCGCTACCTCTGAGGCGGATATTAGACCCGTAGGGGCTAAGTCGTCAAGCATAAATTTAATGACCAACCAGTCGCCTTGAGCGGCTTTTCATTCGGGGCTCCCCTTGAACCATTCACACACGCATGGCGATGAACGCATCACCGCCCTGGAGCAACGCATGAGCACGATCGAGCAGCAAGTCGGTGATTGGCGCGCTGAGTTATCGACAAACACCGAAGCCACACTGCGCGTCGAGTCGAACACGAAAGAGTTGGTCGAGTTGCTAAAGCTCGCCAAGGGTGGAATCGGATTCTTCACTGCGACCGGTCGCGTTCTTCGCAAGCTGGTCGTGTGGTTCGGGCCGTTTATCGCGTTTGCGTCGGCGGTCTATGCGCTTATGCACGGCAAGTGGCCGGGGCAATCATGAACTTGACAGCGCAGATCGTCGCTGCCGGTTGTGGTGCGACGTTGCTGCGCTCGGCGCAATGGACGTCCGCGCTCCAATCAGCCTGCGACCGCTACCACATCAACACGCCCCTCCGCGTGGCCGCCTTCCTCGCCAACGTAGGCGTCGAGAGTGCCCGCCTAACCGCCGTCGTCGAGAACCTGAACTACAGCGCGACCGGTCTGCTGACGACCTTTCCTAAATATTTCAACGCTGTCCAGGCGGCGCAGTACGAGCATCAACCGCAGCGCATCGCGAATCGGGTCTATGCGGGCCGGTATGGCAATGGTGACGAGGCGAGTGGCGACGGATGGCGATTTAAAGGCCGCGGCTGCTTGCAAGTGACATTCCACGACAACTACGCCTCATGCGGTAAGGCGATTGCATTGCCTCTCGACTCACATCCTGAGTTGCTCGAGCAACCGTGCAATGCGGCGCTCGCTGCGGGCTGGTTCTGGGATTCACGCGATCTGAATAAGTTGGCGGATGCGGGCAACTTTTCGGGGTTATGCCGCGCGGTGAATGGCGGCCTCAATGGTTATTCCGAACGCCTCGCGCTCTATGCATCGGGCAAGAAGGCGCTCGGCCTCTAGCAGTCTCGCAGTTAATCCGCGTTTACCTCTTTCACGCATAAATCATGGCGCAAAAAGTCGTCACCCTCACTGTCGCGGGTGCGGGTAACTGGACGCGCCCCGCCGACTGTCCGCTCGTCGTCGACCTCATCGAGGTCTTCCCGGCTGGCGGCTCGGGTGGTGGGTGCGGCAGCAGCGCGACGGGCTCGTCAGGCGGCGGGGGCGGCCCCGCGTATTCGGCATCAAGCAACGTTACGATCGTCGACAGCAACCCGTACAACATCCCCGGCCCCGCGACGGGCGGTGCGGCCACGGGTGCGAACGGCGTCTCGGGTGTCGATGGCGGCGACTGCTGGTTTGGCTCTGCAACCTACGCGTCAGCCTCGGTGGCAGCTAAGGGCGGCAAGGCAGGCGGCAACGGCGCCACGGCGGGCAGCAATGGCGGCCTTGGCGGCGACTCGACGGTCGGCATCGGCACGACCCGCTTCAGTGGCGGCAAGGGCGGCAACGGCGTGGCAGCGGGTGCCGCAGGCGGTGGTGGCGGTGCGGCTGGACCGCATGGCGCTGGCGTCGCTGGCACCAACGGCTCGGGCGCATCTGGAGGCGCGGGCGGTGCGGGTGATAACGGTTCGGGCGGTGCTGGCGGCTCTGGTGGAGCGACGGGCGGCGGCGCAGGGACGGCCAACGCGAACGGGGGTGGCGGTGGCGGTGGCGTCGGAGACACTGGCGGCACATCGCAGCTAGCAGGCGGTAATGGCGGCTTTCCTGGTGGAGCTGGTGGCGGCGCAAACGGCGCAGGTAATGGCGGCGTCGGCGGCAATTCATCGGGCGGCCAGATTCGCATCACCTACACGCCCGTAGCAGCGACATTCTCGGCCCCGCTTGCCGAAACAGAAACGCTCTCAGCCGCGCTTACCACATCTGTTACAGGCTCGGCGGCGCTCGCGGAATCTGGGTCTGTCTCGGCTTCACTGGGCACGTCCGTTCGACTTGCGGCATCGTTAAGCGAAGCGGGCTCAACATCGGCGAGCCTTTCGACCTCCGTCAGCATGTCGTGCGCGATGGCGGGTGCGTCGGCCATCTCGCCAGCACTATCGACATCGATCCGCCTGGCCGCTTCATTAGCCGATGCCGGCGCGCTCAATGCAACGTTCGCCTCTGCATTCACGGCTGCGCTAAGCGAATCCGGCTCACTCCAGCCGTCACTATCGACCGGTGTTCGCCTTGCATGCGCTGCTAACGATTCTGGCGCGTTGTCGGCGAGTCTGCTAACCCAGCCGACTCTTGCGGTATCGCTGGTGGAAAGCGGCACGCTGCAATCTGCGCTTCAGACATTCGTCACGCTGGCGGCCACGCTAACGGAAAGCGGCTCAGTCATCTGCAGCGCAACGACGTCTGTTCGCCTGTCTGCTGCATTGCTCGAGTCGGGCACACTTGCGCAGTCGTTCTCAACAACTCTCGCTGCGGCACTTGTCGAACAGGGTGTTCTTTCTTCGTCTATCGGCGTCCCGACTACCGACCTTGCCGCAGCACTCGCCGAAATCGGAACATTGCTCGCGTCATCAACGGCGCCTCCGCATCCAAATCCGATCACGTTCGCGGTAGCGGCCGATAAGCGCATCTTCGCCGTTACCGCAGAAGCACGAATCTTCCCTGTCGCATCCGAACGAAGGATTTTCAAAGTCGCAGCATAAGCCCCGAAAGGGGCTTTTCTATTTCTGGAGCCCATAGATGGCATCTTTCACGAACTTCGCGCAGAACAAACTCCTCGACAACCTTTTGCGCGGCCAGACGAATACGCTGCCGGCGACCTTCTTTGTAGCGCTGATCGCGGCGACTAAAGGCATTGCGGCAGTCAGCACAGCGTACAGCTTGAACGATACGGTTATCCCGGCGACGCCGAATGGCCGCATCTACCGCTGCACTACGGCTGGCACTTCTGGCGGTAGCGCACCCACCTGGCCGACCACGGCCGGCGGCACTGTTAGTGATGGCACTGTCGTATGGACCGAGCAAACGACCCAGTTGAACGCAGGCACGTTCACCGAGGCAACGTACACGGGCTATGCGCGCGTGTCCTATGCCTCGTCGCTGGCTAACTGGTCCGGCACGCAAGGTGCTGGTACGACCGTCGCATCGAGTGGCACATCGGGACTCGTGAGCAACAACAACGCGATCACGTTCGGTGCTCCGACTTCGGGACCGTCAATCATCTTCGGCACGATCCTGATGGATGCGTCGTCGTCGGGCAATGCGTGGACGTACGGGGCCTTGGCTGTCAGCAAAACTTTGAATAACGGCGACGCGGCTCCGTCCTTCCCGGCCGCAAGCCTATCGCAAGCGCTGAGCTAATCATGGCTTTCGGGCAAGGGACGCCGACGATAGCCAAAGATCCATCAAGCACGATCGATATTGGACTGGATTTGTCCGCCCCGGTCACGCAGCTATATCAACCGTGGCTAGCTGCTGGTGAGGCCGTTACCAATCTCCAGGTGACCGCCGATCCCGGCATCACTCTCGGTTCGACCGGCATCAACACCAACGCGAGCGGCGTTCCTGCCTCCCTTCTTATCGCGTGGGTCTCTGGCGGCACCGCAAACAACACGTACGCCGTTCATCTCACCTTTACGACCAATCAAGGCCGCACGGACTGCCGGTCTATCTCAATTCAGTGCGTATCTCGCTGACATGCCAATCATCAAACACCTAGTCGATTCCGCACAGGGCAAACACCCCGTGACGGCTAAGCGCTCGGGCCACTGGCCAACCGTGCGTAAGCATCACCTTGCGTTGCATCCGGTCTGCGAAGTGTGCGGCGGCACGGAAAAGCTCGAAGTGCATCACAAACTTCCATTTCACATTGACCCGTCGCTGGAAACCAATCCCGACAACCTGATCACGCTTTGCGAGGCAAACCCCGTTCTGAACTGCCATCGTATTTTTGGCCATCTGAATAATTTCCGGGGGTGGAATCCAGACGTGGTTGAGGATGCAAAGGCATGGCGTGCAAAGCTTGCTGAAAATCAGGCGCGAGTTCGCCAGAAGGCTGAATAAAAGCAAGTAGTCGCGTCCGAAAGATCGCGATGTCGTTGCTGTCGATGAATGCGTGACGCTCGATGGCCGCTCGTTTTCCTCGGCTCTCTGATATGTGCAGACCCAACTCGCGAAATACCCTGCAGAGCGCCTTTCGGCTAATCTTTCGACCGGTCTTCTCCAAGTGGACGGCGATCATTTCCTTGTCGGTGTATTTCTGAAAATAGCAATCGAGAATTATGCTGCGATCAGCGTCCGCCCATGACCCAGCCTTCTCGCCAGTTGCCCAATTCCGGCCCTTGCTCTTGGCGCCGATCAGTCGCTTCGTTTCCTCTGCATGGGTCTTGCCGAAAAACGAATTCTTTTCGCCAGTGCGGGCTTTGAATTTCTCTATGGCTGACGGCGGCATCTTCATGCCCTTACGCATCCGGCTTTGTTTCTGGCGCGTCTCAGCAGAAACCACGCGTCCCTTCAGGGCTTCGGATATGCGCTGCTTGTGAGACCAAGGTAAGCGCCGCCCTTACCGCCCTCCGCTGAATTGTATCCGGCTGGGGCCATGCATGCGCAATGATCGATCCAGTATTGCTCACGCGCATGTAGTGATTGTTTTGAGGCGCAATTATCGACGATCTCCCACGAGAAGTTTGCGAATCCATGCTTGGCGAGAGCTCGATGAAAGTATGTCGATGGCTTAGCAGAAAGGTTTTCATGAGCGCGCCTGCGGCGCCGTAGCGTCTGAACCGTTTGACCGATGTAGACCTTTCCATCAATCAGGTTTGTGACCTTGTAGACGATCCCATAAATCGCTTCGCTCACGTCGCCCTTCCTCTTGTTTGGACACCTTAGCAACTATACCACAAAACCGTCCGCTCTCGGACAAGGAGTAATCCATGAATGCCTCCGCAGTTACCACTGGTGGCATTGCCATCAGCACAGCCACGCTCATGCCCGCTGTCGAATGGGTATTGGGCCTCATGTTTCACGTCCCGGTTCCGCCTAGCGTTTCCTCGCTTGTGGCCGGCGTCGTTGTCGCTGCAGTGCACGCCGGCATCAACGCCGTGAACGCCCGCACCGCATCCAAAGCCGCTCCCGCGCAGTAATTCTCCGAAGGAAACCCCATGAAATCGTTTCTGATTGCCGCATTCGCGGCTGTTTGTGTTGCGTTCGCTGGCTGCGCCAATGCACCGAAAGTCGCTGGCGATTTTCAGGCGCAAGTCGCAAAGGCCTGCGCCGTCGTCCAGCCGACGCTTCTGTCGGTGCAGGCAATGACGGTTAGCGACCCGACCCAACAAGTCATCATCGGCCAGGTGGTGAAGCTCAACGGTTCCGTGTGCGCCGCCAATGCATCTGTCGATCCATCCAATGTATCCGCGCTCGTCAATACGTCGATTCCGGCCGCCGTGCAGGTGATCGCACTGCTGCCGATCGATGATGCAGCGAAGGCGGGCGCGCAGATCGGTCTGATGGCGTTTCAAGTCGCGCTCTCCGCAGCGCTCGCGCAATACGGCACGCCGACGACTGCAGCGCCTGCGCCAGCATCCGGGGCGGCTACGCAATGAGCAAGTTCCTGACTTCGCTCGAAGCGGAACTAGTCAAGGATGAGCCGGCAACGTGGCGGCTCACCTCTCCGCTGATTTACCAGTCTGACGTGGCGAAGCAAACTTTCACGGTTCCGACCGGGTTCGTGACGGACCTTGCGAGCACGCCCAGATTGCCATTCGTCTACGAACTGGCGGGGGGAGTTGCCAACATGGCCAGCGTGATCCACGATTGGGCGTATTCAACGCATCCGGTCTCGCGCGCAATGGCTGATGCCATCCTGAAAGAGGCTTCGGCGGTCACTGGCGTTCCTGCCTTTACCCGCTGGATTATGTGGGCGGGGGTTCGATTGGGCGGAGCATCGCATTGGAGCCCGGAATCGGCTGCGCCCGTTGCGGAACACGAGCACCACTGACAGGCGCTTCACAGCCTATCAACTATATTTGCCAAAAACAGCTTTTGATTTGTATTCCCGCTATACCCTAGCATCTCTTTCCGGGGTATAGCGGCACCCCTCTCTAGCCCGCAGTCTGCGGCGCATCAATCAGACTTTCCAACATTTCCCGCACATCATCAAGCCTGACGTACTCGCCGGGCTCTCCATCCTCGCACGGAACTACCCAGTACGATCCGCTGTAGTCGCCCTTCTGCTCATGGCGTTGCAGTTTGGCTAGCAATGCTTCGACCTGTTCTCGCGTCATATCTGCCCCGCCAAATCCGGATAGTCCTCGGTAAAACAAAACCACCTCAGCCACGCGAGCACTTTCCCGCGATTGGCTTCATGAAATTTAGCCATTACCATGTCTTGCATGTAAGCGGAACCATCCCCTCCGATGCATGGCGACATTGTGGGCTGCACATTCTGAAGCGCCATCACTGGACCATGCCTGAAATTTCGGTTGATGACTTGCAGCCGGTCTCCGCGCTTCCATCCTGTCGGCAACCATCCCGGCACAAACGCTTCGCTCATCGCGTCTCCTCGAACGAAATCGGTCAAGCGGTTGTCTTTGCCATAGCGGCAGCGGCGCGTACGACTGCACGTCGCGTGGCGGCGCAGTAGTCATCGAGCACGGCCTCGCATAGAACCTTGCGCTCGTTGAATTCCTCATCGAGGCATGGATAGTCGGCCTGCACCATGGCGACTTTCTGGCGGATGCTGATGTCGAGCTTGACCGCCAGCCGCAGCGCGTCGCCGTCATCGGCTAGAGGGCTCCATTGTCCCGCGTAATCTTTGTCGCGACGGAAAGCAACATCGAGACAGGTGAAAGTTACCTCGTATCCTGCCGCCTTCGCCGCCAGTTCAGTCAATTCCCTGTCCGTCATTTTTCACCCTTTGAGTTTGTCGCCCAAACCATCGCCAGCTTCGCCCACGCATTGTCTCGCGGGCAGCCTGTGACTGAGCAAAAATGGTCGAAGTCATCCAGCGGCGTATGCCCCAGATCGTTCGCCACGATCGGCATGTCAGCCAGGATTGCTTCGGGGTTGGCGTACTCGAACATTTTGCACCTCATCATCTGAGCCGGTCGCGCGGACCCAGAACACGCAACCGCGCGCTCCATCCGCCTGCACTCGTATCTCGTTACCACGCAGACAGTCCGCATGCGATGTTCCAGCGATGTCGCCGCCGCAGTGCTCGCATTGGCGACAAGGGCGCTTCGTTCCGTAGGGGTTGCGGAGGTTCATGGCAAGCACTGTATGGGCATACAGTACAGGATATCGCACTTTTGCGGAAAAGACCCAAATTTGCGGAAATCGTGCAATCCGTCAAACCTTTGTGTGATGTGGCTTTTAAGCCGATTTGATATGATGGATCGCCGGATCAGGAGTCCAGCGTATTAACCATTCAAATCAAAGCGTTATCCTCAATTTCGTTCCTCAAAATTAGTAAACCGACACGCGCGAAAGCCTTGCTGGGCAAGGCCCCATATTGATTTGCGGAACGGTTTTATCGCGTCGGACCGACCTTTTCACCACGCCTCTTTCGCACGTAATGTTCCGTCATGGTCACGGATTCGTGCCCTAGCTGCTTCTGTGCCTGTCGGATGTCACCGGACGAATCAGCCTTGTCCGTAGCCGCCTTCGCACGCAGATCCCGGAACTGAAATTCCGCGCTCACTCCAGCGGCTTTCCGAGCCTTCTGAAAGCGCCTTTGCAAGGCGTTCAGTGTCATCCG